GGTTGGGTTGCTGGTCCTGACGCTATCGCCTTCGCCTCCGCCCTGCCTGACTCCGAAGGCATCCCCGGCTTCGAAGTCTCGAATGCTGTCGACGCTGGCACGGGTCTCGGTGTTCAGGTGCTCGTCGGCATGGAGCAGTCTGGCTTCCTGAACGTCACGGCCACCCTGATGTTCGGCGCCGCTGTCGGTCGCGCCACCTCCCTCGTCCGCCTCAAGACCGCCTAATAGCGGCCAAGGCTACGAACTTAGGGGGCTCCGAAAGGGGCCCCTTTTTTGTGCCTAGTTCCCAAAGGCGGCAATGATAGGATGAGCCTCTACGCTGACTTTCTCGCTGACGCTAAAGAGATGATTGCGGACTTCGGCGTGGCCGGGTCGGCCAACTCTGGGGCCATCACCTTCCAGTGCCTCATCTCTGACCCCGCCGTGATGACCGTCCTCGAAGCAGGCGGGTACATGGAGCGGACCCAGTACTCGGTCAGGATGCCTGCTGTAACGGCCTCCTGGACCCTTCCAGACGGCTCTACGGGGTCATCGGCGGCCCTACTGTCGGCAGGTGTCCCCATCGCCAGCCTAGGCCAGGGGAAGAAGATTGTCGCCGGCGGGAAGACCGTTCGCATCACGACCCAGACCTACAAGCCCGGGTCGGCATGGATCACGCTCGTCGTCATCGACGATAACCAGTAACGCCGTGGTGACGGTCAGCATCAGTCCGAAGTCTCAGGCTGAGTTCATCGCGGCCCTCCGTCAGTTCGCGGCTAACACCGGGCAGACCATGCGGGACGCGGCGCTTGAACAAGCCGCCCTTGCCTGCCAAGACGCGGCAACCTTTACCCCTCCCCTGCCCAAAGGCGGAGGCCGTGGGCTATCCAAGGCCGCCCAGACCGCTGGCGACCAAGCCGTAGCTGGGGACATCTCCAAACTCTTCGTGGCCGCCAACGACCGTAACGCCAACTCGGCTGCGGCCCTCCTAGGCAACCAACTAGCCTACGCCACCAAGGCGAACGACATCGGCCTGTTCAATAAGATTATCGGCAAGGGCACGCTTCAGGCGCTGAAGGGTCTCCCGCCGATCATGCGGAAGATTGCCAATGACCAGGACTATACCCGGGCGTTCGCCAAGGCTAAGAACTACTTTAACACGACCAACCCTGTAATGACCGACTACGGTCAGGGCTTCGTCAATGAGCTGCGCCCGCCCCACAACCGCATCAAGGGCAAGTTCGGTGGCCGCATCGGCAAGAATGTTCGCCCGACTAAAATCAAGATGCTCGTCGAGTCCAAGTCCGACCTCGACCAATACATCCGCGAACGCCAGCAGATGGTTGGCATGATCAAGTCGGGCTGGGCGTCAGCGCTACGCTCTTTGCCTAAGCCCCGCATCAATGGTGTCCCTAAAGACTTCGGCGTCGACCTCCTCAAGGTAGCCTGGATTAACCGGCACACCCAAGTCCGCGGAACCAACAGCCTCTTGGCCACCGAAAAGGTCGTCGAGCTGAGCGTGACCAACACCCAGGGCAACGTGAACAACATTGCCATCGACGCCTCCGTGCTTCCCTTGGTCTACGCAAACCGTATCAAACAGATGAAGGCACGCTTCGAGAAACACATGAACTCCACTATCCAGCTGGCTAACCGCCGCTAAACTTTATGGGCACTAAATCCATCCGTCACATCGTCGAGGCCACCGTCGCGACTTACCTCTCGACCCAGACCGGGCTGACCACTGTCACGTTCCTGACCGGGGACAACAACGCGACCCAGACCCTGCCCAAGGCCGTGGTCCTGTGCGAAGCCGCCCGGGCACCGTCCGACCTCCCCGAAGGCGAAGGCAACTTCAGCTGCTCGGTCCGCATCACCCTGTTCTCGAACGCCGACGACACGACCCTCGCCGATCACCGCCTGCGCTGCGCCGCCCTGTCCGGCAATATGCGTGACCTGACCTCCATCAAGGCGGCATTCACGGCCACAGGCGACGCGTCCTGCTACGACGTCACCATGCAGTCCGAAGACGAGGGCATCGACGAGCGCTCCTGGGCGACCTCGTTCACGTTCGACATCCTGACGGTCTTCCCCGCGTAAGGTTACCAAAGCCTGCAATTACAAATGGCCGCCATCTCTAACGGAACGACCTGCCTCTACGGTGTTGCGGGCACTGTCACGAACCTCTTTGTGCAGTCCTACTCGCTGTCCTCTTCGTTTAACGCCGAGGCCACGGTGGTCGACGAAGCCGGCCTGACCAAGACCCATCGCCTCGACGATCGTAAGTCCGAGATTACCATCGAAGGTATCTGCAAGACCTCGACGATGCCGGTCCTCGGCGCTGCTCTCAGCTTCACGCTGAACGCTCAGACCGCTTATCCGTCTGGCTCGGCCTCCGTTTCCTTCGCTGGCACCATCACCAAGATTGACGAGAAGGGCTCTAACAAGGGCTTCACCGCGGTCACTGTGACGGCTATCGACTACGAAGGCATCACGCCTGCCTAATTGACTTAGCCCCAAGTGGGCTACACTAGGCGCATGGACAAGCGCTTCCTCGCGGCCTTTATCGACCCGGCACCTTTTCGGCTGCTGGGTCGTTCGCTTTACCCATGGTGCCTGAAGTACCGGGTGCGACTGATGGCCTTCGACTCCCCGCTGGTGACAGGCTCCCGCGGCGTGACGCCTGCCGACCTTATCTTCGCCTGCCAAGTGTGCGCCGAAGAACCCCTGGGCGAGCTAGGCTGGCGCGATCAGCTGAGGATACTGTCCCTTGCCCGTAAGCCCGCCAAGTTCGAGGCCATGCTCGAAGCCTTCTCCGGCTACATCCTCGTCCAAGACTGGCCGAAGTTCTGGGAGCAAACGAAGAAGAGCAGCGGAGGAAGCAAGGGCGTACCGTGGCCGTTGTCTATCGTCGCCAACCTTATCACAAACGGCATTGACGAGAAGCGCGCATGGGAGATGCCGGAGTGTCAGGCCATCTGGCTAAACTCCGCCCTGGCTATCTCCAAAGGTGCGGACGTGGCGATCATGTCGCCCGAGGAGGAAGCCTTCATGGCCGAGGAGGAAGCCAAGGACGCCGCGGCCACCGCTTCCAATCCTGCAAAGGAAACCCCCTGACATGGCCCAAGACCTGACAGTCAATATCAAGACTACCTCCGACGTCCCGCAGGCGATGGACAAGGCCAAGTCGGCCACTGTGTCCTTTGGCAAGCAGGTTGAGGACATCCAGCGCAAGTTTAGCACTGCTTTTAAGGATATTGCTTTTTCTTTCGTAGCCCCGCTGGTGCTTTTAAACACGGCTATTAACTACATCTCTGCCGCCATCGAGAAGCGAAAGCAGGACATCAAAGAAGCCTATGACTTTGCAGTCCGAGCCGAGTCTAAGTATCTGGACTCGGAGACTGTTGTCCTGGCTAAAACCCGGGCCGCTAAAGAGCAGGACGAGAAGGATCGCGAGATGGCCAAGACCGCCAAGCAAACCGAGTTTACCAAGTTTCTAGAGCAACCCGGTATGCGCGACAAGGTCGCCGATGAGATTGGCGGCTTTCGAGGCTTCCGTCTCAAATACGGTCTGGACGCAAACTCTGCCGAAGACATGGCAAAGGCCGCTGACGTGCAGGGCGTTATCTCTAAGATGATTGCACCGCTTGTTGACGCCAGCAAGAAGACCGTGGAAGACAAGAAGCAGCCAAGCGGCATCAACTTCAAAGGCCCCGAAGGCTTCTCCAACGTCGTCGGTGTCGGCGCTAACCCAGTCATGGAGGCCATGAACCTTCAGCTCGAAGAAGCCCAGAAGCAGACCGCCCTGCTCGAGAAGATTGCCAGCCCCGAAGGCGGCGTCCCCAAAGACTTTACCAAAGACACTAAATAACCATGGCACGCAAAGACAACGGCGACGCTTTAACCGTCCCCCTACAACAGCCAGGAGGCAAGTTCTCCGACGACGGATACGGCCTGATCACGGCCACGGTCGTCTGGAAGTCCGACCAGTCCGCGTCTCTCGGATCGGTGGTTAATCGCGGTTCGACCTGCCCGCTGGCCGGCGCCTCTTTCTGCGACGCGCACAAGTACACCATCGCCTATGACTCCCTTGGCCTTGCCAACATCACGGTCGATTACGTCGGCATTGACCCTGCAATCAATAGCGGTACGCGGACTAACCCTCAAGTCGGCGTGTCCCAGGGACTGACCTCCGAGCACATCAGCACCCACAGCAATTTCTTCACGGCCAGCACCGGCATCGCAGGTCCGACGCCCTATGTCGCCTCAACCGTTGTGCCCAATGAGTTCGCTGGCCTGAATGGCTCTCACTTTGAAAGGGCCACGGGTGGTAAGTTCCTAGGGTTTAAAGACCCCGCATCGCCGCTTTACTACGGCAAGACGAACTACCTTGCACCGCAGACTTCCTTCTCTGGGTTTTTCTACACCAGTGACGCGGCCACACCTAAGGCGCTTGTAGCCTTGGTCGGCAAGACGAGCGGGACGGGAACTTTCAATTCCATCGCGATGCTCCCAAGTTACATGGGCACTGCCTTCGTTACGGCCACTGGCTCTCGTAATCAGCTGCTGCTGGCTCAGGTCAACGTCGAGGACTTCGGCCTGCTCTACAAGGTCAACTACGAGATCCGCTACAACCGTGACGGCTACGTCGCCGCGGTCTACCCTGCTGCCTAACCATGCAACCCGGAGTCGGCTATCGTTTCAGCTCATCGTCCCAGGGAGTGACCTTGGACATCGGTGATCCGTGGGCAACAAATGACAACCCGGCACCTTGCCCGCTTCAGATTTACGACGTCCGCTATGACACGGCCTCGGCTCAGTATCTCATTAACGTAAGCCCTGGGCACGTTAACAACTACGAGGTCTCTGACGGCGCCAGCGGTACTAGCGCCAAACTCCTCAGTGCATCGCCCCCGCCCAATATTCAAATCTTCACGGCAGGCTTAACCTCCCCGGGTGCGACCAATTACATCTACATCAAGGTGGAGAACTCAGGCTCCCCTAACTACGAATACCCTTCGCCGTCAATTCCCCCGAAGATTCTTGTTTCGACCGCGGCGGTCATCCCCGACACTGACACCATCAGTTACATTCTGATCGGCAAGATTGACGGGTACAAAGACACGGCCACCCCGCCCAACGTCACCTACGGCCTGTACAATTTCAAGGGCTGCGGATCGCTATGGACTGAGCGGTTCAAGTGCGGCAGCACACCAGTCATCTACTACTGGAGCGCCATCTAACATGGCCCTGCCCCCACGAGCGGCGGCTGTCTATGTGCAACTAAGTAAGGACGGCGAGAACGGCACAGTAATCAGGCCCCCTGGCACGACCTTCAATAGTTATGTGACCGTCCAGCTTCAGGTCTATGTGCCCCCGTCTCAACCCGATTTCTGGGGTTCTCAAATGTGGTATCAAAACCACCCATCAATAAACGTGGCAAAAGTCCATCTAGGTCTGGTCGACTCGTTTTATTATCAGCCCTTAACCTCTACCTTTGGCAATCGCATCTACCCGATTGCTTACACGAACAACGTGCAAGTGGACGCGACCTTCCCGACCAACATCGTCTACAGCTACGACCCGACCACTCCTTCACCAGCCGAACCAGTCCCCAATCCAAACGGCACGGTCGGGACGAACACGACTCCCAAGACGAGCCCGACGCCGTATCAAATCTATCCGCGCTGGGCGGCCACAGACACCGCGTATGATATCGGCAACAGCCAGACCGGCGCAGGAGGGTTCTGCCCAGTGTTTGCCACCGAGTACTTTATCGGCCCAAATGGATTCTTTAGTACTCCCAGCCCATACGCCAAGTCAGTAGGCGCCTGGTCGGTAGACGTGACCGTCGATAACTTTCAGAGCGAGGTCTATAACCAGCAAACGATGGCCTACGAATACTACGATTTCGCCCAGTTGACCTTCGATTACAAGCAGACGACTACGGTCAAAATGTATTTAGACACCACAGTCTGCTGCTGGAACGAAGGCACGGTCATCAATGGCACAGTCAGTTTTCAGTCTATCGCAGTCACGACCACGGCGCTTGGCAGGACGCAATCGGTCAACCCCGACCCGAGTTACAGCTACGGCTTCGCGGGCCTGATCGCCTTAACCGGCTCCTCGGCCTCGGCTGCTGGCACGCAGTCCTTCACGGTCACGGTCAGTGGCAGTTACGTTCCTGTTGAAATTGAGATTCCGACGGTGTCAGGTGCCATTACCTTCCTGAACGACTTTCGTATTGATTCAGTCACCCCCCCCGTCTGACCTAGCCCCCCTCCCCCTTCCAACTCCCGCAACAATAAGACCCGATGAGCTGCACCAATCAAGTTACCGTCTCGCAGGGCAACACTTTCGCCTGCACTTTCACGTGGACGCCCGGGGCGACTGGTCCTGCCAATCTGCTTGCCACGACCATCACCTCGACCCTCGAGGATCGCGATTTCAATGAGTACGCTATGACGGTCACCAAGGCGGGCGACGGCCTGTCCTTCACGGTGGCCTACACTGGCTCGACTGCCTCTTGGGCGCTGGGCCTAGCTCGCTGGGACATCAAGTTCGTCTTCCCTGGCTCGACTGTGAGCCGCTCCGAAATCTTCCGCGTCAACGTCATCGACTCCGTCACGGTCTAAGACCATGCCCGACGCGATCATCACTTCGACGGCCTCGACCTTCGGGACCATCTCTGGCACCTTTGCGGCTGACCAGTCCACTATCACCGGCACGGTCACTGGCACGGTCACTGGCACGCTGTCGGGCAGCGTCGGCGTCCCTGGGCCTACTGGAGCAACGGGTGCTACTGGGGCCACAGGCGCCACAGGCGCTACAGGTGCTACTGGTGCAGGCGTGGCTGTCGGCGGGACGACCGGGCAATACCTAGTCAAACTCTCTGGGGTAAACTACGACACTGGCTGGCTGACCCTCCCCGCTGACTACATCACCAGCGTCGCGGCTCCTCTGAACGTCACGGCTGGCAACCTGTCGATTGACCTATCTCCCTACGCCCCAATCAACGCCCCGACCTTTACGGGCGTTGTTACTATCCCTAGCGGTGCAGACATCGGCACGGGTGCGACCATCGGAGCGACCGCACTGATCGGCACGGGTGCAACCATTACCAGCCCGACACTTTCAGGCGTACCCATTACCCCGACCGCTAGCACTTCGGACAACTCATTTCAGGTCGCATCAACGGCCTTCGTAAAGAATCAGGGCTACCTGACCACGGCTCTCGCGGCCAGCACCTACCAGACTCTGGCGGGAATGTCCTCGTACCTGACGACCTCAGCTGCGGCCTCGACCTACGCAGTAATCGCGGCAGGCCAGCCTGTTGCCGGAAGCACGGGGCAAGTCCTGACCAAGCAGAGCGGCACGAACTACGACTCTATCTGGACGACCATCGTCCCTGGCGACCGCTACCTGACGACCTCAACGACGAGCAACACGATCGGCAACGGCAACAAGACCTTCA